ACAATCACATTACAGTAATACTTAGGTTCGGCATATTAGATTTTGCGGCAAGTTATGCAGATCTTCTCAAGTCTGCATACAATGGACGTCAACACATATACTTGGACTTTTCATCTGAAGCATCAGCATTTGTGCTGGGCTCAGCAGAAAGTGAAGAGGATTGGGTATACCTACAACTGCATAAGTTGATTGAAGCTACAGGTATACCACATGAAAACTTTTCTTATTTCTCAGGCAACGTTTATAATCAACAATCATATGATGGTTGGCGTCACGCTAAGAATATAGCAGAAAAAATGTTGTGCGCAAAGCACAGACAACAGTGGGCAAATATTGTTGTAGAAACTCATAAAGATTGTTCCTACAAATATGATGCAAATAGGGATACAATACGCCCTTATTATTTTACTTGCTTGAATGGCGCACCCCGTACTCATAGATTTAAAACATTGTTACACCTTTGGGATAACAACTTATTCCCATATGGTATAATTTCATATGTAAGTTCAGATCCGCGTACCTACGAAATTTTAAACAACATGGGCTACAGTGAACTAGCTAGCAAACTTCCTTTATCTGTTGACAATTATACAGAGTATTATACTATTCAAAGCCATCAGGATAAACTGTCAGATGCGTTTTACAATATCTACGATCAAACATATTTTGATGTTACCACAGAAACATTATACGGTGAAGGCACTAGTTCCTATAATTCAATCCAATTGCTTAGTATGAATACCTGGTGGAAAGAAATGTTTTTTACAGAAAAAACATATAGAAGCATATTTTATAAAAGACCATTTTTACTTTTTGGTAGTCAGTATCAATTAAAAATGCTTCGTAGATTTGGATTTAAAACCTTTGATGGTATCTTATTTGACGAAAGTTACGACAGTATTGCAAACTGGGAAGATCGTTTAAAAGCTATTATGTTAGAAACAAAACGTATCTGCACTACACAAACTCTTAAAGAAATACATAGAATTGTGTACTCTCCTGAGATGGAAGACATTTTAAATCACAATTATAACCTACTACGTGAGCTAGGACCCAAGCACGAAGCTGTTAACTTTTTTAGAAATCTTAGTAGTTAATTGCATAGTCGAACTCACTAAATAGAGTATAAAGTCTATTTTGGCCTCATTTTGACACCATTTATACCGTAAAAACACCACATTCGTGTAAGTAATAATGTGGAGTAGATGCGGTAATACGTGTCTACACATTATTATATGACAAATTAGGAGGCCACAATGTCAGAATCACGTGCTAAATTAGAACAGATTCTAGAACTCCTTCTTTCTGAGGATAACGAAAAAGCTGAAGAAATGCTACACGAATATGTTGTAGCAAAAGCCCGTTCAGAGTATGAGCGTGTACTCGAAGCCGAAGACGAAGTCGAAGAGTCAGAAGAAGCAGTTGAAGAGTCAGAAGAAACATTCGACGAAGTAGTTGACAAGAGCAACGACTTCGAAAACGACATCTTAGCTGATGAAGAAGAAATCGAAAACGACGAGTCAGGCATCGAAGAAGGTGAAGACGAAGAAGGTGAAGAAGCTGGTGAAGAAGGTGAAGAAGACCTAGAAACTAAGGTTGACGATCTAGAAGCAGAGCTTGAAGACCTACGTGCTGAATTCGAAAAGCTAATGGGCGGCGAAGAAAGCGATGACGAAATGGACATGGACATGGGCGACGAAGAAGGCGCTATGGACATGGGTGGTGAAGAAGGCGAAGACGAGATGATGGACTCAGTAGAGTACGATCTCGATGAAGAAGTCGAAGACGGCGAAGTTGTTGAAGAAGCTACAAAGCTACAAAACAGTGTTGCTGCTCCAAAGGCTCCAGTAGCTGATGCTTCAAACGGCACATCACCAGTAGCTAAACACAAGGCAGGTTGGGAAACCGGCGCCCCAGTAAAAGCTAAAGATGGCGGTGCAGGTAATGCAGGCGCTAACAAAGCAAAAAACCACACACCTACAAATAACATTGGTTTAAAGCCAGCCAAGGTTAACGTACCTAAGGCTTAATTGTAGGAGTATATACTATGGCACGTAAACTTTATGAATTCATGAACGCAGAAATGGGCGGTTTCAAGCTCATGGAAAGCGATGATGGCAAGGACTTGTTTATGCATGGCCTTTTCATTCAAGGTGACGTAAAGAATCAAAACGGTCGTGTTTATCCACGTACCGAAATTGAACGTGCTGTGGAAAGTGTTAGAGGAAGATTAAGAAAAGGTGAAACTGTGTTGGGCGAATTAGACCATCCAGAAGAGCTTCAGATTAATCTAGACCGCGTGAGCCATATCATTACTGATATGCACTGTGACGGCTCAAACGGTATTGGTAAACTAAAAATCATAGACACACCTATGGGTAACATTGCTCGCAGCTTGCTAAAAGCTGGAGCAAAACTGGGCGTTAGTAGTCGTGGAAGTGGTAACGTTAATGAATCCGGTAAGGTTTCAGATTTCGATATCGTAACTGTTGACATTGTGGCCCAGCCCAGTGCACCAGATGCATATCCAAAAACAATCTATGAGAGTTTGTTTAACATGCGTGGCGGCGAAGCTGTTTACAGAACAGCCGTTGCGATGACACACGATAAAAGTGCAGAAAAACATTTGGTAAAAGCCATCACTGGCTTGATCCGAGAACTAAGACTTTAATTATAAAGTAGGAGACCTACTATGGCAGTGACATTTAACGAACTACTTGAAGGTGCAGGGCTATCGGAAGAAGCCCGTGTTGCCGTTCAAGAAGCCTGGGAGTCACGCCTTGTTGAAGCTAAAGAAGAACTAACAGCTGAACTTCGTGAAGAGTTTGCACAGCGTTACGAGCATGACAAGAGTCAGATCGTAGAAGCTGTTGACAACTTCATCACATCAAAAGTTACAGCCGAAGTTGCTGAATTGGCTGAAGACAAGAAAGCACTCGCACAGGAAAGAGTTAAGTATCGCAGAGCCGTTAGTGAGCATGCTAAACTTCTTGACCGTTTCGTAACAGAAATGGTTGCTAAGGAAGTTAAAGAACTACGTGCAGACCGTACTCGTGTAGCTGAACATGTTGCAAAGTTAGATAACTTTGTTACAGATCAGCTAGCTGAGGAACTCAAAGAGTTCCACGAGGACAAGAAAGCACTAGTAGAGCAAAAAGTCAAAATGCTACGTGAAGGCAAGCGTCAGCTTGCTGAAGCTAAGAAGGACTTTATCGGCAAGGCTGCTAACAAGATTGAATTAACAATCAATCGCGTTATCAGCGAAGAAGTTAAAACCTTCCGTAATGACATCACAGCAGCTCGTGAGAACGACTTTGGACGTAGAATTTTTGAAGCTTTTGCAAGTGAGTATAACACAAGTCACTTGAATGAAGCTAAGGAAATTAAAAAATTCCAAAAAACACTAGCCGAAATGGATAAGAAACTATCAGAAGCCCGTTCGCTAATTGCAAAGAAAGACGATGCAGTTAAGCTAACAGAAAGCAAACTGAGAATTGCAGAAGATCGCTATGCTCGTAAGCAAAAGCTAGATGAACTAATGCGTCCACTAGGTAAAGAGAAGAAAGAAATCATGTCTGATTTGCTAGAGTCTGTTAAGACAGAGAAACTTGAAGAGTCCTTCAACAAGTATCTGCCAAGCGTACTTGAAGGTGAAACACCTAGAGCGAAAAAGACAACACTCAGTGAATCAGTTGTCAAAGAACACACTGGTGATAAAAAGGCATCTGTGCAAGCAGAGGCCGATGACAACGCGGATGTAGTCGAGTTAGACAAGATCCGCAAATTAGCCGGACTTTCAAAATAATAGGAGTTATAGAGATGGCAAACTTATTTGAAAGCAACTGGTCCGCAACCAAAGAAGCACTTCTTGAAGGTCTTTCTGGCAGCAGAAAGGCAACATTGGATGTGGTCCTCGAAAATAGCAAAAGATATTTGTCAGAGGCCGCCTCAGCAGGTGCAACAGGTGCGGGTTCAGTCGCAACACTAAACAAGGTAATGTTACCACTAATTCGTCGCGTAATGCCAAGCGTTATTGCTAACGAACTAGTTGGTGTACAACCAATGACAGGCCCAGTAGGCCAAATCCACACTCTCCGCGTTCGTTACGCAGAGACAGGTGGCGGTGCAACAGCTGGCGATGAGGCTCTAAGCCCATTCAAGCTAGCTTCAACTTATGCAGGTTCTCCAGATGCCACAGCGGCAGCTGAAGGTACACCAGGTCGTAAGATGAGCATCCAAATCCTCAAGGAAACAGTAGAAGCTAAGACAAGACGTCTAAGCGCACGCTGGACATTTGAGGCTGCACAAGACGCAGAAGCAATGCATGGCGTAGACGTAGAAGCTGAAATCATGCAAGCTCTTGCACAAGAAATCGTTGTTGAAATCGACCAAGAAATTATCGGTTCACTACGT